CACGGGTATTACCCGTGTGGAGATCAATGAACTTTTATCAGTAGTAACAATTTGTTACTCAAGTTTATCGAATGACTTATTTTAGGTATTCAAGAAACTCTTTATGCACAACCATGTCTATAGGGGTTTTTTTTTCCCCTTTAGTTATTTGTGTTTTTTGAGTTTATTTGAATTGTTAATTTAAGTCATTAAATATACTTGTTTAATGTATTGAAAATTCTGCTGATTAGTTTATGATCGAATCCAAGTTTTTCTTCTGTAGTCGTTTCATTATTCTTTATGAATTTTGATAAGCTGGCGATTACGTTGCCCATTTATTTGGGCGCCAAGCTAAATTTTGAACCGTTATTAGAACTGTAATTGGACTATATGGCATTAGTCTTAGTTATAGTTGTTCTTTAATAATTTCGATTCCGGTGAACCCCGGAATTTGTTCAGGCCTTTTTGGCCATTATGAACGCTCTTAACTCATTCACACAGAAGCGTTTTAAAATATAAGTCTGTGAGATGTAATTTCGTAATTACGAATTTTATTGAATGAGGAAGTACCTGTATCAATATTATATTATTGTTTTTTAAAGCAAATAGCCCCCCATTTATTCGGCTGACAATAGAATAGATCTAGTTTATCATCACGCTATGATCCTGTGATGTTCATTAGGTTACCTATCCTTTGTGATATGGGGACCGACCCTTAGACAAGACTCATTAGTCGGCGTATTGTTTAAGCTTTATAGTAAGGAAGTAATGATCCCTTATGTTCACTTGAGAATTCTTGTTGCACACCTATTTAGTTGATCCTTTACTAACCGATGTACTTAGTGTAGCGCCTCTCCCGCGGCGAATAATACATGTTTTAAAGTACGTAAGTAAGTTTACTCTCTTTATTGAGTAGTGAAGTAAAGCTTTTGTGTCGAAGCACAATTGGATTACCAATTTTGCGGGCCTCTCGTGAATTGGTTTCTATGTGCTTGTCGTTTTCACTTTCATGAAAATGTCAGGCCAAGGAACTTTAGTCACCTGTAATAATAGTATCGTGAATAACAAAGAGGTTCACGTTTGCTCTACGGAGAAATATTACTCTTCTATCACATTAGTTGATAGCATACCCAAACACTTCTTTTGGGTTAAGGATTGTCGCATTTTATGTACCAGTCCTTATGTTTCTCAATCTGAAACTTCTGATCTTAAGCGAGTTTGTCGAGCCAAATTTATTGGTAATATATTAGCTTCTAGAAAAGAAAAGATTAAGAATATGAGGAAGAACGGAAATCAACTTAACATTCCAAAGAATCCTTCTAATAAAAAAGTTGTTAAACAACCTAATGTTGATTATGTTTACCAATCTCTAGTTGAAACGTTATATCCCGCCAGTATACTTGATTTGGCCAAAGACAGATTACTATATTTGAAAGCTGGAGCCCATACATCTAGACTTATGGAAGTTCTAGAGGTTGTTGGCGCTTTAGCTATAACTTTACCTGCCTTGGATACTCCTGCACAAGTTGCCGCTCAAATTGTTTTATCATTAAGAGCTCTAACAACTGGTAGTCTTTGCGAGCAAATATTAGCTCAAGAGGATACTATCAGGTGGTGTAAGGATTTATTTGGATACAATATTTTTGTACAACAGACTGAAGTTTTAGGCGAGAACACGGCTGGTGTCGGATGGTTAAGTAAAATTCCTAGTCTTTGTGAAAATTGGGAATCTTTACGCAATGCTCCCGTTTTTTCCAAAATTTCCGCTTTGATCTCAGTTGCGGCAACTGTTGGATTGTGTTCTGTTACTGACCTTCAATGGTCTGTACGCGGTATAGATCTTTTCCGCATTGGTACTATGTCAAAACACAGCACAGCATTGGATTTAGTTGGAGCCGTTTTGGATACTGTTGTTTATTTTATTGAAGGTGGATTTGAATGTTTTAGACAAAAATCTTTCCGTCCCTTGTTCTTTTCCAATGATGATAGTAAGTCTTTAGATGAATTGTATTTTCCTCTCTTAGAATTGCACGAACATGCTATGATTTTTAATTTGCATGATAAAAAGGTTACTATAAAAGGAGAACTTAGAACTGTTACCGATATCGAATATAGTCAGCTGTTGGATGAAGCTCTTGAGTTATCTGAAAGGTGTTTTAAGTCTGCGAAGGGCACTTGGCAACAAGGTTTTTTGGAAAGGCGCATTGATGTTTTACGAAAGAATCGTGCCGCTTATCAGGCCAAACGAATTGATGGATCCATGCGCTTTGCTCCTTTCACAATTTATATTTGGGGAGATTCTGGACGTGGTAAAACTACTATTGCTCAAGTAGTTATGGCCGATTGTTTGGCGGCTTCGGGTGTTGATCCGGATACTAAAAATACTGCTATTATAAAAGAGTCAGACAAATTTGATTCTACTTTGAAAGGCCATACTACGGGTATCTTTTTTGATGATCTTGGGAACACTAAATCTGAGTTTCTAGATAAGGCTCCTACTGAACGCATTATTGATATTAATAATAATATGATTACTTACGCCAATAAGGCTGATTTACATGAGAAGGGAAAGATCGAAATTAGACCTCGCATTTTCGTTATTACATCCAATGCCCCTTTAGCTCAACATGCCAATACTGGATCCATTTGTCCTTATTCCGTTGTCAGGCGTGCTGATGCTCATTTAGAAGTGGACGTTAAGAGAGAGTTTGGTTTACAGGATGGACGCCTTGACAGCGCTAGAGCTCTTGAGGCTTTTCCTGGAACTTCACTCGTTAATGATATTTGGGCTATTAACATATATACACCTTTAGACAGGAGACATGGTGGTAATAGTTCTCATTTGCGACATATTGATGGAATCATGAACTGTAGACCTCGCTCTATTGACGAAACCCTTAGATTTTTGACTACTAAATGTAAACAACATTTTGAAAATCAACGCAATTTGATTGCGAAAGGTGAGGGTTTGGTAGCTTCTCGTAGATATTGTACTGCTTGTAATTTGGCTCATAATTTGTGCGCATGTGAAGCAGCAGACGAAAATCAAACTTCCGTCGTAGAATCTTTCGAATTTGTTAGAGAACAATTTGATACCATGGGAGTCCGTTTATCCAATTTTGTGGGTAAATTTCCAACGTGGCTTTTTACTAATCGGCTAGTATCAGGAGCTTACATGATTTGTAATGCCCGTAGATTTTTGTCGTTTGAGAAAAGAGCCAGGAAGGGAGTTGGCTTTTCTTTGATATCTACTTTTTCAGTTTGTACTTTATTTGAACGCACTAATACGTTAAGTTGTGGTAGTATAGTGCTTGGATCACATTTATTGATGTATGGTGGACTGTTGGCTAAATGGAGAAATGATCGCATGAACGAATTATTAGCTCGAAAGGATGCTACTATTGATATCTTTACATCTATTAGGGAAAGTAAAACTAAGTTATTTATAAGCATGTGTGCCATTGCAGGCGTAATTTACAAATTTACTGGTTTGTTTCGTGCTGCACTCACTTTACAGCAGTCGGCTCTCGTTCCTGATAGTGTTGAGGAAATTCAGAAGAGAGATGCTGAGGCCAATCCTTGGGCTGTTGCCGTTGCTGCTGAACTCCATGTTACCGATAAATCTGCCACTATGACTATTGAACAATTGCTACGTAAGATTGAAGCTAATTTGTGTCATGGAGTTTTTGATGAGAACGGATTTCAACAGAAGTGTGATATTCTCGCACTTGGTGGGAATACGTTTATGATGCCATTACATGCTTTCAAAAATCGTAAAGATATGAAGGCATTAATCACCCGACGAAACCCATCTGAATTAAATTCGACTTTTAGGGCTATGGTTAGTGCTAATTATATGCTTCCTATTCCGGGAAAGGATTTGTGTTTGGTAAACATTGCTTCCGGAGGTGTATTTGCAGATATTCGGCATTTGTTTCCTGATAAGATTACTGCTTCTGGTTCCGGTCATTTTCTTTATAAGGATGGCGATGGTTCTGTAAGGTCAAATCCTATTCGTATTACATATACGAAGGATTCGAGGTCAGGGGGTCCTGGTTATGATTATGATTTACCATATAATACTTTCACAGGATTATGTATGGGTGTTGTAGTTGCTGATTTTGCGCGCAAGTGCATAGGAGGTGTTCATTTGCGCGGTATTCCTGATACGCCTAAAGGAAAAGCCTTAATAGTTACTCAAAAAGAAATTCAGGATGTTTGGGATCAAGCGCATAAAAAATGGAAAGGTGCATTTCCTTCGACCGTAAATGGTGATTTCCCTATCACACGTTATGAGCATCAAGTGCTAGTTACCCAGGATATTCACGTGAAGTCACCTGTGAATTTTTTACCTGTCGGTAGCACAATTGAGTATCTCGGTCAAGATGGCAAACGTGTTACACACACTAAAAGCAGGGTGCGTGAAACGCCTATTTCAGAGATCGTTGCTGAAGTTACTGGAGTTCAAAACGAATATGGTCCTCCACAATTTCATAGAACTAAAATGTGGCAAGCATCTTTGGCTCAGTCTGCTAACCCTAGTCCTGGGATTGAAGGCAGTCTTCTTGAGGCGGCTTACAAGGATTACGTTGGTGGCCTTATTGAAACTTTCAAAAAAGATAAGTTTAAATTGTGGCTTTTGTCGGAATTGAAGCCTTTATCAGATATGGAAATTTTGTGTGGTAAGGACGGAAAGCGGTTTATAGACGCTATGCCTAAGGGAACTTCGAAGGGCTATCCGCTTTCTGGTCCCAAGCGTGATATGATAGATTTACTTGATCCAGCAGACCATCCCGAGTTCCAGTGTCCTGCTAAAACCCATTCCACAATTGTGGATGAAATGAGAAAAATGGAACAGACTTTACTCGAAGGTAAGAGATGTTATTCTATTTTTAAAGCTTGTGTTAAGGATGAACCAACGAAGGTGACTAAAGAGAAAGTTAGAGTATTTCAAGCCGCGGATTGGGCTACGCAGATGCTTATTCGCAAGTATTATCTGCCCTTAGCACGTATCCTTTCTTTATTTCCTCTTGATTCGGAATGTGCAGTAGGTATTAATGCTCAAGGTCCCGAGTGGCACGATTTGGCTTCTTACATGAATCAACACGGCGCAGATCGTATTTTTGCTGGAGATTATAGTAAATATGATTTACGTATGCCTGCACAACTTATCAACGCTGCTTTTGCCGCTTTGATCGAAATTGCAGAAACGTGTGGCAAATACTCTGAAGATGATCTCACTATCATGAGGGGTATTGTAACTGAAATAGCCTACTCATGTGTTGCTTATAATGGAGACATCATTATCCATATGGGATCAAATCCTTCTGGGCAGAATTTGACTGTGTATATTAATTGTATAGTCAATTCTTTACAGTTGAGGTGTGCGTATTTTTATCTTTGGCCCCCTAGTTTAGGGAAGCCTAAGCCCTTTCGTGAAATTTGTGCGATAGGGACGTATGGCGACGATGTGAAAGGTTCTGTGAAACAGGGCCACGATTGGTTCAATCACATCGCGTACGCCGAATTTTTGAAAGAACGTGATATGGTTTTTACTATGCCTGATAAGGAATCTGAACCCACACCTTATATGAACGATCTTGAAGCTGATTTCTTGAAGCGTCATAATAGGTTTTGTGAAGATACTGGTTTGATTCATGGAGCTTTGGATGAAGATTCTATTTTTAAGAGTTTGCATACTGTACTTGAGTCTAAAGTTGTTTCCTTGAAAGATCAGTGTGCTGGGAATATTGATGGAGCCCTGCGTGAATGGTGGTTACACGGTAGGGAGGTTTACGAATTGCGTAGAGGGCAAATGAAGGAAGTCGCATCTAGGTGCGAGTTGTCTGGTTCTTGTGATATGTTAACCGTATCTTATGATGACTGGCTCAAGCGTTTTGAGATTAGATATCTTGGACGTGCGCGTGATTCATTCGATGAGGTCGCTGATGAGGACTTATTTGACTCTATTTCGGAGGAGGACTGGGGCTTTTGGTAAGTCTCGGGACGCCTTGGAGAGGCGTAAAATCTATCCGCTCCGGAACTATTCGTAGCATAAGTTTAAAATAGTTGTGTATATATGGATACTACGTATTGTGTAATTTACATGTTTATATATTTTATGGAAGCTTTGTACATATTGACATCCTACCCTTAGGATACCGGTATTCACCGGGGGTTTCGTCAGCCAGGCAAACATTGTCGCACACATGTGCAGTAGGTACTGCCGTGATGTGTTGTATATTAAATATTACCTACCTCAACTAATTATAATTCAAATAGTCTTGGGACTGACTCAAATAGTCCTTCTGTTGGCGCTTATAGTGTCTCAAAAGCAGCTCAACAGGTATCAACACAAAATGTACATTTTATCGATGGAGACACACCATGGTCTTACGACATTTCATCATCACCAGATGCCACAACTAAGCTCGCGGGATTCAGCGATGCAGAACTCGGTTCCTTCCTCTGTCGTCCTATCAAGATCAAACAATTTCAATGGACTCCGGAGAGTACTAGGTTGTTTGAAACTTTTAATCCGTGGACTGAGTTTTTTAGTAACACTGATGTGTTACAGAAAATAAACAGGTATCGTAATCTTCGATGTAATCTTAAAATGCGAATGCTTATTAGCGGTAACTCTTTTTATTATGGACGCGCATTGGTATCATATAATCCATTTTTACTTCGTGATGATGTAACTCGCAATCGCGCATTCTTTGAGCAAGATTTAGTAGGTGCATCTCAGAAACCACATTTTATGCTAGATCCCACCACCTCCCAGGGTGGTGAGATGATGTTGCCTTTTTTGTGGCCTGAGAATTACCTTGATATTACTCAACCAGGTTGGACTAATGATATGGGTTTGGTAACTATTCACGATTTTGATAGGTTGCGTCATGCTAACGGCGGTACTGATCCTATTACGGTAACAGTTTTCGTTTGGGCTGAAGACGTAGTGTTATCGGTGCCTACAACTGTTCAGGCCCAGTCTGGTTCAGCACATAGGAAATTAGATAAATTTGGATTTCCCACATATGTTGAACAAGCTGGTGGGAAGAAAAAGAAGTCTGCCACTATGAAAACTGATAATACCAAAACAAATGACGAGTTTATGAAAGACGGTTTGATAAGCAAACCAGCTTCTGCTGTTGCCAATGCTGCCAATGCTCTTTCTATGATTCCAGTTATAGCACCTTATGCTAAAGCTACTTCTATGGTTGCCACTCGTATTGGTCAAATTGCCAAAATTTTTGGTTATTCGCGTCCACAAATACTTGATGACACCAAACCTTATGTGCCTAGGTACATGGGCAATTTATCTAACACTGATACACCTGAAACTCTTGTTAAATTGTCTCTCGATTCAAAAAACGAACTTACCATCGACACGCGTGTCATGGGTCTTGGTGGAGAGGATGAACTTGCTATTTCTGCCATTGCCCAGCGTCCGTCTTTTTGGCAGCAATTCGATTGGTCTGAATCAGCAACTACTGACACTCTTTTAGCGTCTATGCGGGTCACACCTGGATTGTTTAGACTTCTTTCAGCTAACCCGGTTCAAGAAATCCATCCAACTGCCCTTGCGTTTGCCTCTAATCCTTTTCAGGCATGGCAAGGTTCTATCAAATTTCGTTTTAATGTTATTTGTTCCGAATATCATCGGGGACGTTTGAGAATTGTTTACAATCCGCGTACCAATAATGCCGGACCTGTTCCTTTTAATCAAGTTTATTCCACGATTATTGACATTTCTGAGGATAGAGATTTCGAATACGAAGTTAAATGGGCAGACGTTAAGGCTTGGAACGCATTAGATACTGCACTGGGTGCCCCTTACACGGAAACTTTTAGTACTGTTGCAAATGTTACTGCTGGTGGAGCTTATGACAACGGCAGTTTGAGTGTTTATGTTGTCAATGAACTTGCAACACCTAGCACCACAGACGCTGCTGTTAAGGTACAAATTTGGGTCAGTGGAGGGCAAGATATTGCATTTGCTATACCATGTGTTTCAGATTTGCAGCACGTGTCTTATTTTCAAGAACAAAGTGCAGCTGAATTATATGTGTCTCAATCAGAACAAGCACCTGATGCTCTCGCTTCAAGTACGGATGATTCTAATATTCCTGACAGTTCTCACATTATCGAAACTTTTGGCAATTCCATGGACATGATTCAAGATGATAATCAGTATTTGGTTTATCAAGGTGAGAGAATCGTGAGCTTTCGAGATATGTTGCGAAGATATCATTATCATACATCGTATTGGCCTGGATTAATCGGCACTGGTCCACGATTGGTTTCTCTCGATATCACCGATTTCCCCTATTATAGGGGTTGGGATACACAAGGGGGTGATGACGGTGTGCCATCAGTAGGAGCTTCTGCTCCATATAATTTTTGCAACATGACGTTGCTAAATTATTTAACCCCTGCATTTGTTATGCGCAGAGGTGGACTGCGTCATAAGCTGTTGTACACCAATTCAAACGTCAATGGCCACAGTAATTCTTTGTGTGTTGCTAGACATGGTGTCAATGGTACTCGGAATGGTGTAGGATGGCGTTCGCTTGATTATGCCACTATGGCTGCGCGTCGAAAGAGTTTTATGGAGACATTGCGCAGTTCCTTGGGAGGTACTGCTGTCACACCAACTTTCCAAAATCCAGCTTTAGAATACGAGACCCCTTTTTATACTCTAGGGCAACGATTTGTTCCAGCGAGGGATCTCAATTATTATATGGGTCAACATATGTCATGTGAGGTTACCACGGAACTCAACGCCACATCTGCAGTTAACACTGTGCGTGTTGACAGATATGTTTCTACTGCAGAAGATTTTCAATTGGGGCTTTTCATAGGGGCACCTATTTATTATGGTTATGTAGATCCCATTGTAGCTTAAATTATTTGGATTCGATCATAGCTATTTCCATGGGGAGGACGACAGTCTTTAAAATGTCGCAAGAGGCGTTCTTATCATTAGAACGTCAGGATACTGCTCGGCGGTCGAGCAGGGGTGTGAATACCTATTCATTCCTGGACGAGATGTGTTAACATCTTACATGTGCTATTTGTAGCTCG